AAGATCACCAAGATCCACGTGGTGAGAATCATGAGTTCATTGTTGACTGGAGTAATAAGTAAAAATGGATTTTTTATTCATTCTTTTTTAAACAGTAACAAAATGCCCTCCAATGACGTACTAGTTGCGTTGAGCAAGGGATATAATGACATCCGTCTTATTAAGGAGTTTGTATGGCATTTGAAATATGAGTCAGAACGAACTGCAGAAGCTGGTGGTCATGACTCTATGCATGTTGCAGGAAATATTCACAGAAAGAATAGAGAGTTTCATCTGATCAAACGGATCATGGATGAACTAAAAATTGAATTTGCTGGATGCAAAATTAAGCTAAACTGCTATGTAGATAAAAAGGACCTTAGTGGATTTAAATGGTCAAGCACTGATGGTATTGATGATCCGAAAAATGATCTGTATGAGATCGTTATTCACTGGGAGTAATACCACTTTCCCTGAACAAACGTAGCATTTGTTGTCAGAAAGTCGACAAGTGTTTTTTTATCACGCGGAAGTGTTGTGACATGCATAAAATTAAAATCCTGATTTTGCATCCACTCAGTTGGATTATCAATATTGATATCTTTCATTTGACGTTCTCTCAACGGATATAATGCCAATTCAGGTGATCCTTTGACACCACGGCTATCTCTCAGCAAATGAATATACTCGGCCTTATCTTGCAAGACACCTGATTTGATTTCTTTCATCAGCTTTGTTGAATCAGAACGTCCTAATCCAATCCATCCTACAACATCTGGATAGTTTGCAATAAATGTATCACTTAGACATGCATCGTATTCGCGACCTTTTAAACAGGCACGTCTGGTCTTATTACAACTCTTAACAACCCCTTTACCACTTAAGCGCTGAGCTTTTGTTAATGTTGAAGGTGCAACCATTGAAACTATTTTTACCGTATGTTTCAATTTATAAACTTCAACAGTTGGTATCGTTCCCAAATATTCGGGGAAGATCTCTGCAGTGAAAGGATCAAAATAGAAAAACACATTGTACTGAGGAGGAATACAATAAGATCCATCCACAACTTTTACTCCTGTAAAATCGGTTAATTTATCAGGAACAACACGGAACAATAATGTTCCTTCGGGTAACTCTATAAGAGGAACCTTTGTTTTGCCAAACAAGGCCATTATATTATATCACAGACATTCCCACAATAGCAAAACCACGTATCTTAAACTTTTTTAGCTTAGTGACTGGCAGATCTTTTAACCGATCAAAATAGTAGTTAGCAGGAAGCTTCATAAAAATATAGTCGGGCTTAGTATCTTGTTTCAAAATTCTATCTAGAAATAGATCAACTCTCTCATCTCCTAAATATAAATCTAACTCCTTTTTTGTCTTATATTCTGGACCACCCCATGGAGGATCTAAGTAAAGTACATCAGTTTTCCAAACGTAGACTTTTGTTGAATCACCCTGCATCACATCCACATTTTTTAATCCAAACACTTCAACGTTATTCTTCAATGCGTCAAAATTTTCAGGATTCATCTCAATTGACTTCACATCTTTGAAATGTATTCCAAATAAAATTGTATCGCCACCAACGTTTCCAGTTAAATCCGTAATTGACTTTGTTTTGATTCCTTTGATCATACTTTTCATGTGGGCCAGCAATACCTCACCATCCTTGCGTTTGGTGATGCTGTATTCTCCTTCAGGAGTCATCTTTAACTTTGAGTAATCTACACCGGCTTTTTTAGGGAATAGCACTTCCATTCGTCCGCGCCCAATAACACGCTGTGTACCATGTCTCAGCTGACGCCGCGTACGTCCCATTACTTTACAGACCATAGAACTTTTGCGAATGAAGCATCAATGTAGTCTTTTGTCAACGCATTCTTTGCAAATTCATATCCTGCTAATGCAATCTTCTTACATTTAGCATCATGATTCTTACACCATTCTAACACTTCAAGCAAATCGGATAAATCGGCTTTCACAGGAACGTAATGCTTTAGGGGTCTAAGAAGATGATCAACCCAAAGTGTGTAAGGACCTTCTACTTTCAATATTAATGATCCCGTCATCATTGTACCAAGCAGACGATACGCGGCTACATTACCATCAATATGAATGATGTACTTATGATTTGCTTGTTCACTCATCGGCATCAGAGGAACAGTCGGAAATTCTTTTGTATTTACGGATCCCAAGCCTTCTTTAGGATCAAATCGTAACTGATATGTATGCTTTACGACACCAACATCTAACTCGGGAGAACGCATAGTTGATAACTTGAGACGCATATTGGTTTCTGTCGTATATCCACAACCTGTTGTAGTTCCACGAAAGACGGCAATAGGTTTTTTAGTTTCCCATTCCACAAACGGTGGAGGAGTTGCTTTTCCAAAACCATACTGCATGTCATCAAAGTTTACTACGGGAATATCGCAGAAATCAACGTGGCCCGAATAAGCAAGAAGTGGTATGTGTTTGGGACCCAGTGTTAGTTGTTTATTTCCAATCATATGCCAAGGAGCTGTGCCGTCACGTCTCAATATCATAGAATCAGTAGCGCTCCATAAAAATACACCATCGGGCAATGGATACGAGATTTGAGATAAAAATGTATCTAATTCATCCGCCGTTGATTCTATTTTTTTAAAAGGTCTCAGAACACATTGCATCATTCGATATGTAGTATTTTTAGAATCTAATCGTTTACGTTTTAATGTTTTTCGGATTGTATTTTCATACATTTTAGGTAGAGTTTTAGCTTGTATTTTGTAAATTGTATGTTTAGAATTAGTTATACAAATTAGATAACACGCATGACTTAAATCAAAAACATAAGTAAGTGTATTGCTGAGAGCTGTTTCTGTCATCTCCCACGGACCATCTACTTCTTCTGGTAGCTTCTTTATACCATGTCCCAACAGAGCAGGTCGTTTAGATAGTGTTATAGAATCTAAACATTCTTTACCAATCCTAAATGCTTCTTCATAAGACTGAAGAACCCTCATTACTTCTTGAGTACAGACACATTTTTGTTCTTTTCTTCGGCTTCTTGTTTCTGTTTGAGTTCGGCCAATAATTTGGTCTTAAACTCGGTCATTTCGGATGTGCTTGGTACACATACTGCGCGTTCAGTATTATTCACATTATAGACAGTCATTGGCCATACAATCATCATCATTAAAAATCCAATGGCATATACCGATGAATTATAGATCTTGAATGGCTTACGTACAAATTGAAATGTTGCAGCAAGAGCATAAATTAATGCCGGACCTGCTGCCCATATGAGACCTTGTGTTGCACTTGTACCCATTCCGGTCTTTCCACATTGCATAAGACTAGATAGTAATGAAATAGAGAACCCAGAAACAAACATAAGTCCGAAGACTGCAAGAGTTGATAATCCCAAACTCGTTGAGTCCATTACTTTTCTACAAGAGTTTCAATTGTCTTTTCGATCGTACTAATTAAGTTTTTACGTTCTATATAGTGGGGTCGTGTGATAGCTTTTGACTCGACAAGTGTCTTCCAAGCAATAGCAGATATCTCTTTCTGTTGCATGGATGTAAATTGTTGTTTTAGATCAATTTCTGCAGATGCGACTAGTTTTGCAACAAAATAGATATGCATATATTTAACATTATTCGTACCTGAGAAGGTCTCGGTAAATTTTAGATCCTTGCAGATTGCATATGAACTCGCCGAAATATTGGTTTCTTCGTTAAACTCTCGAACAGCACAGTCCAAATCAGATTCTCCCCTCGCACGGCGGCCTTTGGGAAACCCCCATTCGGGTTCTGTATAGGTAGATTGGCATGATTTAATCAAGTCGGGGCGATCAAGTTTGTTATACTTTTCTTTTGAAATTTCATATTCCATTGAGTGGACATCTTTCCCTGGTCCCCAGAGAAGTGTCCATAAAGTATCGAACTCTTCTTCTGCAATTCGTTTCTGCTCTGTAACCGTCATATTTGAAATAAGTTTCTTCATATAAGTCGGTTCTCCCAAGTTGTATTTTCCTCGCAGAAACTCAGTGTAGCACATACTATCCTTACGCCTTACCATGAGAGCACTTACCGTTTTTGGATTTACTGGGAACACCAGTGGTTCGAAAATACCCCTAAGAAGAATCAATCCACATGATATAATTGGCTCTTTACATCCCTTAAACACATGTCCTTTTTCCCCGCAATTATTACAATACATTGCTTATTCAACAGCCATTGAAGAATTCATCCGTTTTTTACTACTGATTTGATACAAATGGGAGGAACAACTTCTAAAACAGTTCCGACTGGACCCCCTAATTTATTTAAAACAGACCCTAATGCAGCAACCTACAGTGGCACTTACGTTGAAGCGGAACTAGCAAAAGCTTCGGCTGTAGCAAGAGAAATTGAAAAAAAATCAAACTCCGCAGGGCTGTTGGCCTTTGGACTATCTGGTTTATCTGGGCTTCTTTTTTTAGGAGGTCTATGTCTTGTCATATACTATATTCTAGCACGGTACAAGTTGGCGGGAGTAACTAATTTTTTTGGATTAGAAGTTGGACCAGACGCTCCTTCAAGTGCGTCGCGTAGTCTTCTATTACACTCTGCAACCCAAAACGGCAAAGATATGTCTTCATCAGTTGGTAAATTAATTGTTGGTGAAACCTTAAACATATCAGCGCCTTTAGCATCAGCACTACCGGGACTTGATCCTCCAACAACGGGAACAGCACTTCCTAACCCACTCATCTTAAATTATCAATTTTCCGACGATACAGTCTCTTATACGTACTCCATAACAGATAATAGTCAGTCGGTAAATATTTCTTCGGGTAGCAATCCAGGAACAGCTACTGGTAAGTCTACTGCTCCTCCAAATAATAAAGCTACAGCACCTACGTCATCCCCCGGGTTCTTTGGTTCTCTATTTTCTGGAAATGGTGGTTCGGGTACTTTAATTACGAGTATGCTAGATACTACCAACTCTTCAGTTATAAAGTCTACGAGTGCTCCGCTATCAAATGGAGGCAGTGGTGCATACGGTATGCAGTGGTGGATGTTTATTAAGGATTGGAACTATGGATACGGAAAAGACAAGCAAGTACTCTCTCGTGCCGATCCCACCAATACTCAAATATTAAATCCATCTGTTGCTCTTCATCCCACCGATAATAGTATGCGTATAACAGTTTCAGTTTTCCCAGACGATTCCGGAGGTTCATCTAAGACACAGCCGGCTCCAGCCGGTCACTCTGGTTCAACAGATGATGTGTTTATTTGTGAAGTTCCAAATCTTCCTCTGCAGGATTGGTTCTCTGTTTCACTCACGGTGTTTGGTCGCAACTTAGATGTTTATATTGATGGAAAGTTGGTGAAGTCGTGTTTGTTACCTGGAGTTCCTAAACCGGCGTCTGGAGACATTACTCTAGCAGGTGGCGGTGGGTTTTCGGGATCTTTATGTAATTTTAATCACTATTCTCGTATGTTAGCTCCTGCGGATGCAGCAAGTTTCTATTCCGCAGGAACAAGTTGTAAGAGTTCTACAGGACCTTCTACTGCGAGCACGGCAACCGGTTACGCAGTAAAGTTTGGAGTCTATGATACAGTCGGTAAGAAAATTCAAGAGTATACTTTCTAATTATTTACAATACTTAGAAACGTCAAAGTAAAAGTTCATTTCAGGATGAATACACTGAATTTTTTTTGTATCTCGATAAAAAATTAATTGCGACGTTTCATCGTTATTGTACAAATATAGCTCATCAATTTCACTCAATTTCATATAAACTTCTGCATTTTTCTTCATATGCTCATAAATATCACGTACAACAGATTCATCTGTTTGTTGAGTAATACGCTCACGAACACGTTTTAGTACTGTAGGTAATTCAGCATACGTCATAGCAAAAATAATTTTATACCCGTTCTTTTTTGCATGAGATATTTCTGCAATCATTGCATTTTTATTTCGACATGTTGCGTCACGAAACATAGAATATCCCTCATCAATAGCTCGTTCCGTAATGTATGATAACAGTTTTTGAGCCACCCCATGATTACCTGTTAATAATCGAAGCTTATCAACGCTTATGTAAACATATGACGTTTTGATTCCGGCATTTTTTAAGAATGATTCTTTACTACTTGTTTTGCCTACTCCCGATGCACCACAAGAAAAAATAGCTAACTTATGTTTTGTTGGTCGTCGAGCCGTTGATGTCATTCGTTGAAAGACTTCTTCCTCCATTATATACTTATAAGAAAGTCAGGAACCGATCGGACTTTATATGTTACAATATTTCGAATCTTCACCTTTGATTCGATATAAAATCTCCTATATGCCACAATTACATCTTCGTCCTTATATTCATCCGGCATAGCCTGAGCCGGAGCTGTAAATCCATCATTTAATATGCCAACGGGATGGTTTGCAATTAGCCAGTCAATATGAGCTTCTGTTTTGTGAATTTTTGCTTCTCCGTATCTGAATCGATACTCGTTGCACAATTCTTTAGCAAGTTCGCATAACCATAAATAATTATCCAAACTTTCCCTTACCCAGATACAGGATGGATGATTTGTGTGAGATTGTTTGTATGCATTCGAAGGAAGAGGACTTTTTAGAGCCCAGTGAGCACAGTAGAGCATTTGAGCGGATTCAATGATCATTTTTACAACATGTTTATCACAGTGCATCCGAGCAGCTTCACGCGGGTCTAGAGATAGAAAGAATATGTTCATCGTTACAGCTTTCAATCTGACATAACAAAAATTCGTTTTAGATTACAATGAAGAAGTACATTATCTTTGGGTTTATGGCGCTGGTAGCATTTATTGTATTCTCTTCACTACGAGAGACGTTTACATTTGCTTCTCCGGGGCAAACTGTAATTCAGAGTACAATTCTAGACGGTAAGTCAAATATTGACAGTAATGTAGCACTACCACAATCACTTAACCAGGATCAAGGTATTACATTTTCATATTCTTGCTGGATTCGTATTGATGACTTTACATACCGCCCGGGAGTACAAAAGGTAATCTTCACAAAGGGTCCCACTGATTTATCATCATCTTGTCCGTCTCTCTTAATCGATGGAAACTCAAATACATTACTTGTTAAGTTAGACACATTTGGGGCAACAGAAGTAGTTCCGGTATCAAACATTCCTGCAAAGAAATGGTTACATGTAGCTATTGTTGTTGAGCAAAAATCAGTTGATGTTTATATTAATGGTGTTCTTCATACGCATCATTCGATTGTCCAGATACCCCGTCAAAATAGCGGAACGGTTCATACTGGAATAAATGGTGGGTTTGAAGGTAAACTTGCTAACCTAATTTATTATAATTATTTCTTAAAGCCTACTGATATTCCCGCTCTGATGAAAAATCCTCCTCAGGCAGATCCATCTGACTCGAATGCACCATTACCTCCATATTTTGATATCAGTTGGTGGATTGGGCGTTGATTTACGACTTTTTAATAGCACCTAAACTAGCACGAGCGGCTGCGGCCTGGTCGGCTTGAGCGCTCATCTGTTTATTAGTGTCGTCAAACTTCTTAGTTAACGCATCAATCTTTGCATTTGTTTTTTTAAGTTCCTCTTCTATTTTAGAAGGAGCATTTGCTAAATGTTCTTTAATTATACTAGTCTTGTTCATGATCGTGTAAAAAAGCCACAAAAACAAAATAGGAAGTAACATTCCAAAAAAGGTCTTTCGCTTCAACATTCTTACTTCTGTATAAACAAATGAGTTCGCAATCTGTGAACAGTACTTCCTATTCCGGATACACAACCGCCAGTACGGGTGGCAATGCTACAAATAATGATACTAATCTAGGTCAAATTCCGATGCGCGACGGGTCCGACTATACACGGCAAATCCGTGAACATATTATTTACCAAGAAAACAAAGGAAATTCTCCTGCACAGCCCGGTAACTCTGAAAATAAATGGATGACGTATGGTAACCAATTTCGTTTAAATTATTTTTTTGGTAAGCTAAAATGCCCCACTGCATGCCCTGATAACACTCCCCATATTGGCAATGCTTTTAACGGTAATGGTGCTTATTCTAATGTTTCCGGGGGGTTATTTGGCGGCTCTTAAGTGTTCTAGTTGTTTCATTGCGAAACTTTTGACGACGCGTTTTATCCATTGATGTTGGTGTATAACTAAAAAAGTATTCTAAATATTCGGGAGATGAACGATTCTTTCCAACTTTCTCGTAGAGTTCGGATTTCTCTACACGCATATCAATTAATGACTTCTGTTTTCCTAAACAGGTGATTGGAGTCAACAAGCGGTAGCGTCTAGCGTGAGCCTTCTCATTTGCTAGTTCAACTAAATTTTGAGCAGCACATAAAAATCGTTGTTCAGGAATATCTTCCAAAAAATGATCAGGTGCGTATGTCACTGCTAGAAAGAACTGTAGCAATGTAGGAATACTTGCAACATACAGACCACCACTTGTTTTGTGATAGCTATGGCAGGCAGTCGTCTCATATAAGCGAATTAATACAAGACCAGTTTTCTTATCTTCAATATCCGTATGGCTTGGAAGAAGTTCACCATATGCGGGATACTTTTTTGTTTCAACAGATCCTTTCTTATTTAGAACAGCTTCAAACATTTCAGTTGTCTTATCAATTACTTCAGGAGTTACTAGAACATCAAGTGGTAATTGCCACGCTCGGGTTGTTCCTTTCTTTTGCATACTCATTCCATTAAATCCGAGTAGAACGGCATTTTCTTTTATAAGAATTGTTTCAAGAGCATTCTTAGTTTCAGTGGAAATAAATATTTCGCTCAGATCCTCGTGATCTTTAGGGCATGTCATAGGATAATGTTTGTTTAATAATTGCAAACGTGTATACACTTTCTTCCATCGCTCTACAAATCCTTTAGGGCGAGATAATTCTAAATAAACAGCCATTCGCAAAAAGTTAGGAGGTGTATAATGAATACCGTTCTTTTCAATGCTATGTTTCCAAAGAGTTTCAAAAATAGGCTTATCTAGATGAGAAACATCGGCAACCCCAATATATTCTGCAAAAACTTTAAATGTTCCGAGGTGCACACCGGGCTTAACTTCTACGCTACTAAATCCAGCATCAGTCAAATGATCAGCAATTTCCATAGCATGCAGTTGAGGGGTCGCTGTAAAAAAATCGTAATCGGGAATATCTTTCTCGGGGTTGTAAAACTGATCTTCTTTAGGTAGAAGATTATTAATAGCTGTTCCGCCGTAACATAATACTCGATTTCTTTTTATGAATGACTCTACGATAGTAAGAGCCTTGATAACAACGGGATCACTTGCATTTTCTTTGTCGATTTGATCCTGAGCTATACTTGCTACTTTTTCAATAGTATCAACCATTATTTTCTTGCATGAAAAAGTGTGGAGGTTTTCTTTCTGTTAAGAAGCAAGGATGGTAAAGCGAAAGTCTCGTGAGAATGCTCGCGATCGCAAGTGCTCAGCTGATCTATCGGATGACGGAAAACCTCTTTGCAAAAAGCCGAAACCTGGAGATTCGGATTCAGATACAACGTGGGTTGATGATGATACGTTACAGAACGAATCGCCGGCTGTAGAACAACAACCGCCTATTTATTTAAATATTCATATTCATGAAGCAGCCCCGAATGTAGAATCTGAAGAAGAGGAAGAGGAAGAGAGTGATGAAGAGTTTCAAGAACTACGTAGAGGTCGATCATCTGGTATTTTTACAGAGACGCGATCAAAGGTAAAATCTAAAAAAAAGCAGAATGAAGTACCCTTAAAGCTTACACGTCAAGAAGAAACATATTATAACTCATTACCCAAAGCTCAGAAGAAGGATATGCTTGATGTTATGAAACGTATTTCTACACTTGTTCTTGATGATGGAATTGTACCTTACAAATTTAAAATATTGGGACTTCCTATTTCTGATTATACTAAATCAACTGTAATCAAAAAAGTTATGGCACTTTCCGAGATGCCGTCAGATAGCGGAGAGTCTTATAAATTAAAAACATGGGTAGATGGTTTTCTTCGTATACCGTTTGGAAAGACAATTCCTTTACCGGTAAAACTAGAAGATGGAACAGCAAAGTGTACTGAATTTATTACTACGGCTCGCAAGAATATGAATAAGTCTGTCTATGGAATGGTGCCCGCAAAGACTCAAATTTTACAAACTATTTCACAATGGATCGTGAATCCGGATTCTGTTGGAAATGTAATCGCTCTACAAGGTCCTATGGGAGTTGGTAAGACATCATTTGCTCGTAATGCAATCGCAGAAGTTCTACAACGTCCGTTCGAGTTTTTCTCACTTGGTGGTGCATCTGACATTTCTAATTTTACAGGTCACTCGTATACATACGAAGGCTCTATGTGGGGACGCATAGCAGATTGCTTGATGCATTCTGGTGCTATGAATCCTGTACTGTACTTTGACGAACTTGATAAGGTTTCAACAACCCCTCATGGTGAAGAAATTGTAAGCATGTTGATACACTTAACCGATCGTTCTCAGAATACACAGTTTCACGATCGTTATTTTTCTGGTATTGATTTCGACGTGTCTCAGTGTTTATTTGTGTTTTCATTTAACGATATTGATAAAGTTCATCCTATCTTGCGTGATCGTATGAATGTAATCAATTGTGCCGGATATAATGAAACTGATAAACGTGTAATTTTAAAAGAACACATCTGGCCTCAAATTGTTAAACGATTAAAGTTTAAAGAAGACGATGTTATTCTCGATGATTCGGCAATTACTCTTCTGATTCTTGACCACTCTGTTGACGAAAAAGGTGTTCGTCATTTAATTCGCACAGTTGAAACTATGATGACGCGACTCAATATGTTACGAGTAGCAGATGATGAGAGTATGAAAGAATACTGTTTTTACATGAAAGTAAAGTTTCCACTGACAATCGATAGAAATGTTGCTCAAGTACTATTGACGGATATTGATAAAAAAGAGAAAGAAATTTGGCGTTCTTTATATACTTAAACCTTCATCTTCTTGAACCGACCGACTCCTACGAATCCCACAAAGAGATCATTATCGTCCGTCGTCTGATAAACACGCTTGTTAACAGAATTGACTCCATAAGTCTTTCCGTCGAACTCAACATCATTTACATCTTCGTCGCCATTCTCAAAATACCACATGCCACTCTTGGCGTGCCAGTAATTTCCATTGCCAACCGGCTTAAGAATTTCAGTCTTCTTCATCTCCTCAAGATTGTCACTGCTGACATACTTGATCATCTTGGATAGATCGTAGCTGTGCGCATTGGACAGCTTATTCAGATCCGGTGGATCATCATGTCCTGCGAACTGAGAACCACCTACCTTTGCAGGCGGCTCTTCCTGCTTCTCCTCAGGAGCACCCTTGCTCTTCGCAAAAGCCTCCATGTGAGCAGTGAGATTCACCTTAGTGTACTCATCGGCCTCTAGGCCGTTGATATGATCGATAAACTCCTTGCGAAGCTCCTCGGTTAGCTCAACATCGTGAGCCTTTAGAACCTTTGTAAGTTCCGTCTTCATTGCAGGAGTGAACCGGTTTAGATTCTTCTCCTTCTTGGTCTCAGCCTTCTTCGGCTTCTCCTCTACAGGTTCAGCCTTGGGCTTCTCCTCCTTCTTGGTTGTCGTCTTCTTGGTCTCCTTCTTGGGCTTCTCGGCCACTTCCTCCTTCGGAAGCTGGCTCTTGAGAAACGTTAGCAGCATCTCGACGTTAGCGATCTGAGTTAGTAGGTCAGACATTTTGTATTGGTAACAATTAGGTTAAAAAAGATAAAATCCGTTTTCGAGAAATTAACAGAGTGGAATATCTTCGTTCCACATTCTATCAAATTCAGCATCATCTTTCTCTTCAGCTGTAATCAACTCTTCTCCTAGTTGAATCAAATCGGGAACAAAGTCGTACACTTTGTTACCTAGTACTGCCTGAACATTTTCAAATATGGAACGACGAAACCCTAGTTCCCAACGAGTGATTAAACGAGAGTCAATCATTGCATTCTTGATACCTTCATTCCAGTAGATTTGATTATTGCAATTCATTTTACTATTTAAAAATGAAACAATAAAAAATTCGTTTTTGTGAATTTACGCCTTAGCACTCTTCGCATTGGCCTTCTTAGGCTGATCTTCAGCCTTCTCCTCCTTCTCGGACTCTTCGGCCTTCTCAGCCGCTGCAGCCTCACGGGCTGCCTTAGCAGCCTCGCGGCCAGCCTTCATCGCCTCCTTCTGCTTAACACTGAGAGTACGCTTAGGCTTATCGGCAACCTCGATCTCCTCGAAATTGTTATCATCAGCACAGTACTCGTCAAAGTGCTGCTTCAGCTTCTTCTCGTCAAAGTCCTCAATGTCATTGATAAACTTCTTTACGCCAACCTTGTGGCGCTTCATGGACTTCTCGTCCGTGGGGCGATTATTCGCTTTCAGGGACGCAATCACCATCTCCTCGCGCTTAGCACTGACCTTAGTAATGTTAGGCATTCTGTATTTGTTGAGATATATCAGTGTAAAAACGGTCAAATCCGTTTTCAGAAATTTACGTATAATTTGAGTTCTTTTGATTCAATCGTTCACATAATGGATATATGGCCTCCTATTATCATCGGAAGTGTTATGTTTTTGTACATTCAGTCATTTAACAGAATTGCAAGGATGTATTTTCAAAGTGGGAAAACATTAGAGTGGAGAGATTTCTTCACTGTAGTGTTACCGTTAAGTAACGTATGATGGGAGCGGGGATCGAACCCGCGCGGATTGCTCCACAGGTTCTTAAGACCTGCTCCTTAACCACTCGGACATCCCATCATAGTTTATTATCCAATACTATCTAAATGATTACAAGTTAAAATGCTTTTTAAAGCTTGCAACTGAAGCTCGAAACGACGGCTTATTCCACAAAATCCACTTTGAAAGTGCACCTGCAGTATCTGGCTTCTCCCAATTTTCACCCATTCCAGAGTGGCGACTTAAATAACGCTGTCTCCGCGTCTTGTCTTTATGTTTCGTATAGTCCGAATAACCCGCCTGACCAAACGGAACAATTTTCTCTTTACCGTCAATATCAAATACAGCATCCCATTTCTTTTCTTTTTTGTGTGATTTCCGAATAGTTTTTAGCTTCATTCTTTGTAATGGAAGAGTGGAATAAAAAACTTCGCGAGATAAAGGACGAGAGTGAAAATCCGTACATGACTCAGCAATTTGCAGAAGCTATTTTTCAACAGCTCATTCCTCGCAATAAGCTTTTGAAAATTAAGAACAAAGATAAATTTAACCAGCGTCTCGGCCCCGAGTTTGATCTATGGGCTGAAAATTTAGAAGAAAAGTTTCCCAAGCCACTTGTGAGAGCAATGCTAAATGATGATGAATTTTGGAAGCTAACGATTGAGACAGCAAAAGGCCTTCGCTGAAAACGGACTAATATAGAGACAATCCTTATAAATAACAAGAATGGGCGATACTATTATCGGCGTCCAGTTTGGCATTGCCAATCCGGAAGAAATTGTAGCAAAAAGTGTAGTCGAAGTCATCACTGATAAGACGTACTCAGTAAATCAGCCTGTACCCGGTGGCGTGTTTGATTCTCGTTTTGGTGTTATCGAGAATGGTAAGGTTTGTCCTACATGCAAGCAGACTAACCTACTATGTCCGGGTCACTTTGGACACATTCGTCTAGCGCGACCTGTATATTTGTATCAATTCATCGAGCAGATTCAGAAGATTTTGGGAATTGTTTGCATCAACTGCTCAAATCCTTATCTGCCAGATGATGAACTTGAGCGTATTGCCGAAACCGCAACTGGAATTACACGATTCAATACGGTGCGCGAAGAGACGACGTCTTACAAATCAAAACTAAAAGATTCATCTGTATGCTCAGTCTGCAAGTCTCCCGCTGTAAAGAAGGTAGATAAGATGGAAGGCAAGGTTGCCAAGCTTCAGGCTCACACGTACGAGAAAGAGGCCGAGCCGATCGTATTGCAGTGTGAAATGGTTCTACGTTGCTTTCAGCGTATGACTGAGCGTCACATTGAGCTTATCGGCTTTAATCCTAAGTTCAGTCGTCCTGAGTGGATGGTTTGTACAGTACTACTTGTTCCTCCGCTAACTGTTCGTCCTTCTGTTGTGATGGAGGATAATCAGCGCATGGAAGACGATCTAACACACAAACTAATTGATATTGTTCGTAACAATCAGCGTCTACGCGACAAGATTGATAAGGGCGATTCTGCAGATATCATTGACAAATACACTGAACTTGTACAGTTTGATGTAGCTACATATGTAGATAATGATATCAAAGGACTGCCTCCTGCGGCTCAGCGATCAGGCCGTCCACTCAAGACTCTGAAGTCACGACTTGGAGCAAAGAATGGTCGTGTTCGTGGTAACTTGATGGGTAAGCGTGTAGACTTCTCTGCGCGTTCTGTTATCACTCCTGATGCTAACATTGATCTGGATGAACTTGGTGTTCCTGAGGAAATTGCGATGAACTTGACGTTTCCTGAAATGGTTACATCATTTAATCGTGATCGTATGATGACCTATATTCGCAATGGTACTGCAGCGTATCCCGGAGCAAAGTCGGTATATTTTACAGATGAGAAGCGAACTGTTCATCTGAAGTACATGAATACGTCACTTCTTGATCTAAAAAATGGAGACGTTGTTCATCGTCATCTAATTGATGGCGATGTTGTACTCTTTAACCGACAGCCTTCTCTACACAAGGCTTCCATGGAGTGCCACCGCATTCGAGTTCTACCGTATTCTACATTTCGTCTGAATGTTTCTGCAACTCGTCCCTATAATGCCGATTTCGATGGTGATGAGATGAACATGCACGTTCCTCAATCAATTCCGGCAGCTATGGAACTTAAGTATCTTGCTTCTGTTCTACGTCAGATCATCAGTCCCCGTACTAATTCACCAATTATTCAAATCTTTCAAGATACTCTAACCGGTTCATACCGCATTACACAGCCTAATGTTCGTGTTCCGGAATACATTGCTATGAATTTGCTAGCTCGAATGCGTCGTCCGCTTGGGTCATATATACGCAAGAATAGTCCTCTAACGGGTCACGAAATTATGACGAATGTGTTTCCAATCATGAGCTTTGATGGAAAGATCAAAATTGATAACGGTACATTCGTAAAGGGTGTTCTTGGTAAAGACGCATTTGGAAAGACATCTGAAGGTATCATCCATGCTCTCTACAATGACTTCAGCCCTCAGCGTGCTGGTGAATTTATTAATGATGTACAGAGCATTGTAACTAAATACAATTTGTACTCTGGATTCTCTGTTGGTGCTGCCGATTTGATCGCCAATGCAGAGACGTATGAATTTGTAGCAAAAACGCTAGAAGAAGGTAAGCAGAAGGTTGCTGACATTGTATCCAGCATTCATGCGGGTACATTCATAAATAGTACCGGTCGTTCAAATGGTGCTGAGCTTGAGAACAAGATCATGAACGCACTAAAAGAAATTAACTCAAAGATTGAAGAAAAAGTTGGTGTTAGTCTTCCTAAAGATAACCGAATGGTTCAAATGGTCGATTCTAAGGCAAAGGGTTCTAACTTGAATATTACTCAGATGTTGGCTCTACTAGGTCAGCAAATGGTAGCTGGTCAGCGTATTAAGTATACGCTGCAAGATCGCACACTTCCTCACTTCGCTCGTTATGATCACGGTATCGAGTCTCGTGGATTTGTAGAGAACAGCTTTATCTCTGGTCTACGCCCCGCTGAGTTCTTCTTCCACGCTATGGGTGGACGCGAGGGTTTGATTGATACTGCAGTAAAGACATCAGACTCTGGTTATATCCAACGTAAGCTAGTGAAGATGATGGAGGATCTACACGTGGAATATGATGGAACAGTTCGTAACATTAACGGTTCGATCTACCAATTCGTATACGGCGGTGACGGAATTGATAGTATTGCAATTGAGAATCAACCCATTGAGCTTGGTGTCGCAAGTATGGAACAGCTATACAAGGAGTTTGCTGCTTCAGTTGATGACTTCCGAGCCGTGATGAGTTCTGATCCTGGTCCCGAAATTGACGATTTAATGGATCAAATTATTGCAGATCGCGATGTACTTGTTCGTGATGTATTTCGTTATATCAAAAAGACAGAAGTATCTGCTCCAGTTCATCTCAAGCGTCTACTTTCAAAGTACACGAACCCCTATGCACTAAAGACTGATCTAACTCCTGCGTATGTTGTAGCTGAGCTTAATAAGCTAACTGAAGAGCCTATGATTAAGCCGAATCACCTCTTTCATATCTTACTTCGTTACTACCTTGCTCCTAAGAAGTCAATCATTGTGATGCGCCTTACACAGTCTATGTTTGACGAAATTCTTAAGGATATTCGTTTCAAATACATGAAGGCAAAGGTACACGCGGGAGAAATGGTTGGTACTCTTGCTGCACAGTCTGTAGGAGAACCGACTACTCAGCTAACATTGAACACATTCCACTCTGCTGGAACGGCTAAGGCGAACGCCACCCAAGGTGTTCCTCGAATTGTCGAGCTGTTGTCTGTATCACACAATCCCAAGAATCCATCTAACGTGATTTATCTACGTCCTGATATTGCTATGTCAGAGAATGCAGTGTTCTATAAGATGAAGGAGATCCAAAAGACAACTCTTCGTGATATTACTCGATCAGTTCGAATCTATTATGACCCTGATCCGTCATCAAAGAATTCGTCTGTTGAGGAAGATCGCCAAATTCTAGAAACGTACCAAAAGTTCTCGGTTACCAACCAAACATCATGCAACTCTCCTTGGATCATTCGCCTTGAAATTGATCGACGTGAGATGGCTGCACGAAACGTGATTGATATGAACATGATTGCAACCAAGATCAATAACAATAAGGTTCTACGTGTATTCGAGTGTGTGTATACCGATACAAATTCACCTGACAAGCTTGCTATGCGTATTGCATTCCTACCTGACACAGTAAAGAATTCTCTGTCTCTTCGATTCATCGAGGAGAAGTTGCTCGATACTGTATTGACCGGTGTTAATAACATTGGTCGTGTCTACCGTCGCGATAACAATAAGGAACTGATTTATGATGATAAAGTCGGAGGTTATGTTCCAATGAAACAAATTGTTCTAGATGTAGATGGTACAAATCTACTCGATCTTGCTACAGTTGATGGTGTAGACTCGCTTCGGTCATTCTCGAATGATCTTCACGAAATTCTTGATGTCTTTGGAATTGAGACAGCGCGTCTTGCTCTCTATCGTGAATTTATGGAAGTCTTTACTGCTGAATATGTTAACTACCACCACATGATCACACTTATTGATGTAATGACGTATCCCGGATACCTAGTAACTGTTGATCGTTTCGGTATGAAGAAGAGCAATAATGGTGTACTTGCGAAGTCATCATTCGAGGAGACGTCTCAAATTCTGTTTGATGCAGCTATCTCTGCTGATTTTGATAAGATGAAGGGTGTGTCTGCAAACATTATGTTCGGTCAGAAACCTCCTTGTGGTACAGGATTTGTAGATATTCTTGTAGATGAGACCAAGCTACCTGAAGGAGCCGAAGAGGATATGTCAGTCTTTGATTCGGATTTGAAAGCTGCTAATATTGCCGTATCGCAAGATGAAGATACAGGTCAGTGCAAGATGGAAGATGTAATGATGGAGTGGTAAACTAATTTTGATACAACTAACTGATAAATTTTAAATGGAACAACCCAAATATGATAGCGTAGTAAACGCTGTTATATCTGCGTTTCAAAAGAGAGCTGAATTTGGTCAAAAGAAATATGGAACTACGTTAGATCGCAATGATCTATCTTTTTTGCAATGGGTTCAACACACGCAAGAAGAACTGATGGATGCTATTTTATATCTTGAAAAACTCAAACAAGTAACGAAATAGGTTACTAGTTGCTGTAAGCAAGACCAGCCATCCCACTCATAATGCGTAGAATGTTGTAGTTCACGGCATACACGCGGACATCCCAGGTGTCGTCGGTTTGTTCATTAATTGTCACACCTCCGCTCATTTCCATCGCAATTGTAGCGGTATCGATGCGAGAGAAGTTGCATGTACCGGACGGCTGATGCTCTTCGGGCTTGAGCGCAAACGAATACACGTAAATACCCGGCTGATATATAGCTGGACCTGTGTGGTGTTGATATACTTGAACTTTATTAAAGTAATCTCCAAAACGAGCATCTAAACGGTCCTGGCCATTGATCTGTAAATGCTGTTTAAAAACTGCAGCCGAATCGTACGTGAATGGTTTGAGACGTGTTTCTGACTTTGCTGTCGCTTGGCTGCAATTATTGTAATAAGTCGGCTGTACGACCCATACTAGCTCCTTTACAGGGTGGTTAAAAGTTAGATCAATACGATTATTGTAAGATGAAATACCCTTATCTTCGTTGTATTGAGTCTGCTCAATTAAATACTCGTGACTCTCCTGGGCCATGCGGCGACGCTCTTCCGTATCAAGGTAAATGTAGTCAATATAGATAGCAGCTTGAACAGGCTGGGGTGTCTTTGATGCGAGTGTAAAATTTCCAGCAATGTGTTGGGCATCATTCCACAGAATATTAATCTTTACTTCGTGGTACTGGAGAGCAATTAGAGGAAGCGCGGCACCAGGGTTACGAGTATAGAAGAACCCTAGAGGAATATAAAGTACATTCGGAAGACTGGGTTTTCCGTTTACAGCATTACATTGTACGGTATCAGTTAATGCTACACTGCCCGGGTTTATATCCCCACTGCTGACCATTCTACGTAGGCTACCCCATTGATTGTCAGTACTCGTCAAACTATCCCAAAGAAACAACCATTCGCCGTATAGGCGATCGATGAGCTGACCACCAATATCAAGTTCTGCATACTTAATTAAATTATAACCTAGGCGATACTGGTCATTATTCCAGTTAAATACTGAACCATCTGTACCTTTGTAGGGTAGAACGACCTCGAGATACGTTGAGTAGAGAAGATCGGCGTGACGACCGATGATAGCACTCTGCTTGGTGCCCCAGTTCGGCTGGCCAGAAAAGTTGATACGAAACGATTCCATAGCGAAGTTTGTGTGGCGCTTGAAGAGACCCTTCCAGAACGTAATTTGCGGATTGCCACTGAGGTATGCATCTTGAGCACCACAGGCGACGAGCTGTAATAGACCACCACCCATTTGTCTTTATATGTTAGTCATACTGAATTTTTTAATGGTGGCGACGACGGCGCGTTTTGCGACTCTTCTTCTTGCCACCTTCAACAACTGGGATTTCTTCATCAGATTTGGATTCATCACCACCACCGTGCTTCTTGTAGGTCTTCTTGGCCTCCATAATTACCTTCTTGAGGCCGTCGCCCTTCTTGTAGCTGCCCTTTGACTTCATTTGCTTCATCGTCTTCTTGACGTGAGTGAGCCACTTGTTTGCCATTTTTGTATTGTATGATAGAGTTTTTATACAACGACGTTATAGATTGGTGAAATTTTCTGCATAGGTTGAAAAGATACCGCGGGATCCGGTTGAACGGGGGTTTTGTATTTTTTAGGAACGAGTTCTCGTAATGCTTCGGGTTTGAGGACTAAGCTATTTTCCTGAAATTCACCAATGTATAACTCCATCATACTATCAACCGATCCATAATTCATCATGATCCACTGGCAACCGTAGGTAAATAATATTTGAGGATTATAGTTTGTTAAATCGGCTCCTATATCGGGAACAACCATGGTAATTGAGTTACGATTATGCTTAATGAGTTCTTCGTGATCATATGACTGGGCAGCTTCCATATATGTCAAACGACGTAGATGAGACGTCGACCATGAAAGATTAACTAGTTCTTCCATTAGTGTTCCTTTCATCGCTCCACCACTTACAATGATTAGCTTGCGTTGTAAATTGCAAATGGGTTCGACGGATAAATTCTTACGTTGGTAACTGTATGTACTATCTAACATATATGTGCGGGACGTTGTCTTCAGTATTTCGGCACATGCATTAATTGTAGTAGTCTTATTGGTGTGGAATACTAAACTTAGAATAAACGGATCAGACGAGACCGGACAGCTTACACTATTAAAAGCATTATTTACAATTGAAACACAACAGGCTTCAAATGGCACTGTATTATATGCGTAATCTGTTCCTAATTTTTGATTCTTTAATCCAACAACAGGCTTGCCATTTCCATTATCATAAATATCTAACTCGACCAGACGAGGGCCGGCTTTGATGACAAGAGGCAATATAGAATCGGAAACGTAATCATAGACTTTAGCTCCGGGATACAACGAATACGATGAAGCGGCTGCATAGTAATCACAAAGCCTCATATTTACTGGCGTTGTTGGACAACCAAGAGGAGCTAACTTCGTTACCTTTTCATACGCAGCAAATGTAGAGTTTGCAGTTAGTTTTGCTTGTGTCCCCGATGGTGTTACCGTGTGATAAACAGAAGTCGAAATAGCCCAAGCAAGAATAGCACTCCCAAGAAAGATAAAAACATAAAACCAAGTAGACCCTTGAGATGCAACTTCTTTTATTCTATCCAAGTATGACGGCTCCATTATTTACTTCCAACACGAAATAACATGCCACGTAATCCCCTCACATCTTCATCTGGTATTCTTTCACTCATCGGAATATCAAGTAAGCAACAGAAATGAAAGTATAAACAATACATGCCACATTCTGAATCTTCATACTGATGACGTGTCTTATTATAGCTCATAACCATGGGTTTAGAATGTATCTTTGTCGTATCCCATTGGTCTTTCCATCGCTTCATTAGTACCTTTATTTCCTTTTCAGGCTTCTGTGCATATGAGTCAAAAAATGTAATACGAGGAAATTCTAATTCAGGGCGAATATCACAAAATAATGCTATCCAGTGCTGACCAGGTCCTGTACTTACATCGGTATTAAATATGATACCAATTTGAGTTTTACCTTGTTTGTAGAGTGATTGAATATCCATTGAACAAAGTGAGCTTACTAAACACTGACCCGTCTTGCTTCGTTTATCAAAATCAATAGGAAACGCACCAACGAATAAATATGCATTAAATAATTTCATGTACTGTTTTTCTAAAGCTTCTATTTCATCAGATGATAACCATTGCTCGGGATTTGTTACCCATGAATTTGGAGCTCTGGGTTTTGATAACATTGATGTAATAATACATTCTGCAGTTCCGGTTCTACAATGACTATGAAATCTCTCCTTTAATTGTCCCCAAACTTTTGCAATATCACCTTTTGCAATAGGTTGTTCAGACGGATGCTCTTTATTATAAACCGTTCTCAAGTTTTCAATTTCATCCTCACTGAATGACATCCTTATCTTCAAAACGGATTATGTTCTAGACAATTTATAAAGTTATCAAAAATGGAGGCTAAGATCAGTATTCTTCGTCAGCTAACCCGTAACTATGCGACTTATGATAATGAACTGCGTGGTTTGAACTCTCGTGTATATGAACTACGCGAATCTCGTAAAGAAGTAGAGACAAAAATGGTTGAAATTTTGAAGGACGAAGACTTTAAAAACTTTGATAAAATAAAAAACCAAGAAGATGGTTCAATTATTCGAATCCAACGTCCTCAAACGTGGTCCAAGCCTTGGAGTGTTTCACAGAAGGAATTGAAATCTCTTCTAGAAAGCTACTTTGATTCGACTAAGAATTCAAACTCGGCAGATTGTTTCATCTATATTATGAACACAAAGAAAGAAGCTCTGGTAGCAGACGAATTTGCTATTACTCGAACTGTTCCAGAGTAAAAACATTTTATATAATAATGGCAGTCCCAGCGGTATTGGATAATTTTGCTGATTTTTTACGAGACCAATCTGATAAAGCTGATATTTTTGTTACAGAGTATAGCAACCAGACTGCAGATAACATAAATAAATTTCTTATTACACTAAAGACTTCAAACCCAATTAAGTACCAACTCGTATCTGATAACATTAGAAAGATGTCAGATAGCATTACTCCAAATCTTGCTCCTACCAGAATTACAGGCGGTCGTAAAAAACGGACAACGCGACGCAAAAAGCATAAGACTACTAAATAATGATGTTGTATAATCCCTATAATACGAATAATAAGCTATTTTCAAAAAAAGACATTCAGTCAATTCTGTCTACACATAGAACAGAATTTACTGTTAAAAACAACAGCCTATTTCAAACTGCGATGGTGCATTCATCGTATGTAAAAAAGCAGAAGTATACAACACCAACAGGAGAAGAAACTGATCTTGCAGAGTGTCCAAAAAGTTGTCTCAATCTGTTTGACGAATCCTATGAACGACTTGAACATTTGGGCGATACTATTCTGGGTGCAGCTGTATCGACTTATCTATTCCGACGTTATCCAGAAGAGAATGAGGGGTTTCTTACAGACTTAAAGAAAGAGATTGTTTGTAATGAAAAACTTGGTGAATTAAGTCAAAAGTTGGGTCTTGATAGATTTTACATCATATCAAGACACAATGAAGAAAACTGTGGTGGTCGTACAAATACTAAAAAGTTGTCTGATATTCTGGAAGCATTTATTGGAGCACTCTGGTTAGATTCTAAACATAATTTTCAAACAGTATCTTCCTTTGTAGTTTCATTAATTGAAATGTACATTGATATTCCTGAAATACTGAGAAATAATCGAAACTTTAAAGAACAGCTGCAAAAGTTTTATCAATCAAAATTTCATCATACACCTACCTATGCAATCGTATCGTCCTCGACAAATTCATACACCATGGCTGCATTAGATAAGGAAGGAAACCATATTGGTGTTGGAACGGCTCCAACTAAAAAACAGGCAGAACAGCTAGCTGCAAAGGATGCTCTACGCATTATTTAGAACTACTGTGTTCTTAACACGAGGAATGCGTCTAATAAGTAGTTCACGTTGAGTTCCGCCAACAGACATATCATCTCCTTCTGGGATACCTTCGATTGCGCGAAGAGCTTCAGCTACACGCTGGGGCTGATCTGCAAACTGTAGAAGAAGCTGCGTACGAATTTGAGATCTTTTTAATGCAGGACGAGACGTGCGAACTGAGCGTGTAATATTGCCTACACCATTTCCTTCGATTGCAAAATTATCAACTTCATTTGCTTTCATATACTCCAAAATGGCTCCCGAGTTTTCTGTTTTTTTCTTGTGGATTTCTTTAATTTGTTGACGTAGTTTACGTTCTTCGTCATCTAGCGAAATCCAATCTTTGATAGTTTGGCGAACGTTGTCCATTTGTATATTTACGTTATGTGTATGAAAATTCATGACTTTATTTTGGATTATTATTACAAATGACACATGATCGTCTAAAAGCAGAAAAGAAGCGTTTAGTTAGCGCTACAAGACGAGTCACTCGTGCAAAGAAGATGCTTGATAAAGCAAATAAGGCGCTAGATGGAACACGCAAACGTGTTCTTGATGCTAAACTAGCAAAAAAGGTAGCATCTAAGCAGTAGTATTTTATAACAATTTAACATATGGACGAAACCCCTACATCTGTCTCATGGAATTCTCAACTTGAGTTAATTCTTTCTCAAGAAGGTGAAAGAGCTTTATGTTATTCGTGGCTTCATAATAATTCTCAAAAGCGTTACACGCGTATGGACACGTATATCACACTTCCTACTATTTTACTTTCAACCCTTTCTGGTTCCGCATCGATTGGATCAGCTTCAATGTTTCCAGGACTAACAGGTACGGCCAGTCTTGCAATACGTTTTCTGTCGTTATCAGTTGGTCTACTAAATACGGTATCAAGCTATTTTGGTTGGGGAAAACGATCTGAATCTCATAAATCTGCTGCTATGACATATTCAAAAATACATCGTTTCATTATGATTGAGTTATCGCTTCCTCGCTCTGAACGAATGGCTGCAAAAGATATGTTGAAAGTCATTCGTGACCAATTAGATCGTTTAATGGAAACAAGTCCTCAAATACCTGATCCTGTGATAGAACTATTTCGTCAAAAATTTTATTCAACGACACCCAATATTACAAAGCCAGAAATTACAAATGGTTTGGATCCGATTCATGTATACCACGAAGAGTTCAGCCCTCGTTTTCACATAAAAGAAGTCCCTATTATGGTTAAAACTTCCACTGACGATCACACTCAAGACACGTCACAAACGTTGTCATCGGCTCATCTGCCGACCGCGTCTGCATCTGATAGTAGTCACACTTAGTCTTCTTCTTGCAACCAGAACACCACATCATGATCGAAGCACATTCACTCTTTGAGTATAGTTTCTTTTCACTTTCAATAGCCTTATCAACTACATTCTTCCAACGGCTAGGACATAGTTCAACAGCGTTCATCTGAACTAGATTACGAGGAGTAATTTCATTATTTTTAAGTTTTTCTAGCCAATTCTCGCCATTTTTAACATAGCTATCTACTCCCCGCAAGTTTTCATAAAGAGAGATTGCGTGATTTCTGTACATATTCCAGAAGATACGATTACTCCAATCAACTTCAATTCCTTCCTTAATTGACTGATCGCTGACTGAGTGTAGAATTGAATGTTCAAGTTCTTTTACGATGTTATCATCTCTAACTAGCTCTTGAAAATTACGAATAACAACATCACGAATAGCACACTCAATAAATACATTCTTTGATTTAGTTTGAATAAGGCGAATAGGATATACCTGCTTTGCAACTATCTCTTCATCTACCACAGGAGCCTCTTCAATTTCTTCTTCATCTTCTTCATCGCGTTCAATATCTTCATCATCCTCTTCCTCATTGCCAAAGTTCCACTCCTCATAAAGAAGAGCATAATCATCCGAACGAAGATTTGTGTAATCTGACGCGGTTGCCTTATATTTTTCTTCATCATCTTCCGACATAAGAATAATAATATTACCGGTATAGGATTCTTCATCAAATGGCGTTGGTAGAAGATGTTGATTAACAGGATCGTCGTCTTCTGCAATACACGCAAATAGATTTAGCTGAAAGTTTTCTTTTAGAGGATGTACCATATTTCCTTGAAATTGATAATTTTTACTCTTGTACTTTTTACGAACCCATTCTAGCACATCTGTAGTTTTTGGCGGAATTTGTACTTCGCCGACAAGACCTTCTTGCGAAATAGAAACAGCGTACACCATTTTATAAATTCAATAATAGACTTTAGTGAATTCCGTTTTTCTTTTGTAAAAACGGATTTTCGTATTTACAATAAATAAAATAGCAATAAGATGAGCGAATTCAACAAAGTTAAGTGGATTCCTTCATGGAAGCTTTCTGAGGAAGCTAAGGCTGTTAAAAAGCAGAAACTTGATGAAGAAAATCTGAAGAATGTTGAAAAGACTGAAGAGAATTTTCCACCACTAATTGCCGCCCCTACAAATCTAAGAGTTTGGGGAGGAGAGAAGAAGTTTAGTGAACTCGCAAAAAATTGGGATTCCGAGACACAGGAAAAGATGACCAAAGAGAAGCAGATGGCTGAATTTAATAAGTCATCGCTTGCTCCAATCCGATTTGTTATGCCAACATTTAAGAATAGTAAACATTTCGTTGAAACGAGTGATTTTGTTGAATCAGAAGAAGTGGAACAGACAAAAGTTCCAAGCGATAGTGTTTGGAAAGTTGTTGACTATAGTAAGAACCGACGTAAGGAGAGGAATATGGAAGAAATTGCAAATCGCCCTCCGACTCCTGAAGGAGATGGAACTGTTTGGCCCGAGAAAGATCTAAATGAGACCTGTTGGGATGAGCGACGCTAATTATATAGCATTTGTTAACTTATTTCCAAAGAATAGAGCCGAAGCAGCAGTTCCTAATGTTTTTCCTTCTACAGCCGCTACAGACGCTGCGGGATTAAAAATAGCATCATATATTGTCTTATAAAATCCATAGATTAACTGAAAGACGTAAAATAGGTAGCCACGAATCGTGACTCCCAAGCTCTCTGTATACATAGCTGGTGTAACTAGAAACTCTGCATTTTTTGCTTGAAACGCCGCGTAGGCACCCAGTACAACAGCAGCTATTAAAAGTATTACATCTAACACTTGCATTGCCTCATTTTTGCTGTACATATCTGATACAAACTTAGTGATACCAGAAGGAGCAGTAGCTTTTGATTTTTCACCTTTTACATCGGGAGATGATACCGGTTTTACGTCTTGCTTCTTACCTAATCTCTTACAGCGCATATAGGTTTTATTATCGTGGGGCATTGGACCACCCGGTAATGACGCGATGTCATTAAAAAAGACTTCACGATCACCTAAGGGTTGAATAGAACGAGATCCAGGAGCATTTGTTTTTACTAAGTTAGCAAAATCATTGGGATCCATATTGATCATCGCTTTAAATACAACCCACTTGGATTGCACGCATGGGGGGAATACAGATGTTCCATCATACACATAGTAAGAACCGGCAGAAGGAACCATCATATTTAGTCCCCAATTTTCACCTAAATTTACAGTAGTATATGGCTTGGTTGTATCTCCAAACCCTACAAATGAGTTAAAAAAATGAGTAGCAGGAGTTTGAGCAGAATTGGCACGAACGAGCGAACTTACACAAAGAAACTTACCGGTGGGGTTTGTAAAAATTGCGATAACTTCAGCGTCGGCCTGGATATTTTCAATTGTATGGTGACTAGGGTGGTTGACTACAATCTTTGTGCATGTGTAACCCTCGCCGTTAAACTTACAAGATCCAAGCCCAGCTTCATTATCAACAATAAGCCCCTCATCTCCAACAACCACGTTTGCCTGAGCGACCATCACGTCATCCATTACAAGCTCACACATTAAGTCACACGGTTTTGATCCCGATTGTGATAAATTGATAGGACTTTGGTTTGGAACCGAACATGATGCCGGAAGTGTAGACGTTGAGCTATAGATGCTCATTTGTAGTCTAGCAGTATTTTGTATCTGAGAAATAAGTAATATGGGAGGTGTTCTTTCCAGCACTACAGAATATATTGCAACCTCATATGGTTTCGGTTTAGTTTTATTATTAGGAGTTGTTGGAGCTGCATTTGGAATTGCGTATGCAGTTGTGGGTCCAGGTGGTAAAACTTTTGCAATTGGTTCCTACATTATTGGTGGTGTTCTTCTTTCGGCAGCTATTATCTATTATACAAAAGATAGTCGGTTTCCATCATTTCAATATGCAGGTATTTTTGCCATGTACCTTCCCACTTCATACGTTCTTGTCGGAATTTTATCAGATATAGTCTCTCAGCGATTTAATTCATCAATCTCAAGCATAGCAGCAATCGTTGCTGTTTTATTAAATGCAGGATTAAGTGGCATTGCCACAAATTACCTTGGAATGACAACTGAGAAAATACAACGAACAATTGCAGAGAATGGCGATATAACAAGCTTATATAGACGAATCTATGAGGGGTGTACGGTTCCTGGATTTGAAAATGCAGAAAGTATTTTTGCACCGCAGTCGTTTGTGATAATTTGGACACTGTTCTTTTACTTTCTAACGCTTATTGGGAAATCGGGTCAGTCTCTTGCAGGACTTGCTGGATTAACAGGAGCTGCGCTACTTGTTCAAATAATGTTCTTAAACAGCAACAATTGTCTAAAAAATGAATATTTTGCGTTTAACACAGTAGCGATGCCGTTTATTGCTTCTATAGCTATTGGTGGTGTTATTGGAGGATTATTTGGAGGGATAACGCCACAAATACTAGCGGCAGCGTATCCTAACGATAATACAAAACAAGGTTCTCTTTTTGGTGGAAGTGGACCAGCTCTCGGTCCATCTTCGTCATATGGATCAACGGGTAGCTCTGTTTTACCGCAGGTAGGGGAACCTACGAGTGGTAGTTCAGATGATAATCAGTTTGTATGTGAAGCATACAAAAATGGTGAATTAATTACGTCGACGATTGCGGAGTAGAATTAATCTTAATGTATGTTTTTGCGTTCTGCATCACTTTAAAGTATGGTGTAATCGACTGGCGATCAGTACACTTCTCTGAATAGATATCTTTACCTGCATCATTTTTTACAACAACAACCAGGCAAGGAATCGGACCAACGCCGTAGCGCTGAATCAGGTCTGTCTTTGTCTTGCGGACATCAACCGACACCCACTCTACATCATCTTCAAACTCTTCTTTCATCCCAAGAAAGCTTGGCTTTAGTTTCATACATGGACCACAATCTTCGGCCCAATAGTGATGTGCTACCACCTTCATTCTTCCTTAGTTATTGTAGTATTGCCTGCGATTAAATGATTCGCAGAAACCAGACGGTACTGGTTGTTTCTGTGAAGTTTCTGTTTCACGACTTCAAATCCGTTTTTCTTAACAGTCTTTGAAAGAGCAGACATAAGTGCGGCATTGAGTGCAGTTTGATCAATCTTATCCAAATTTAGCTTACACCAGTCAATAATGGTTCTCTCCGAAACCGGAGGACCCATTAGTTGAAGAGGACATCCTACAATTGGACTTTCCTTGTTACTTTGTACAACTTTCACTTCCTCTTCGGGATGAAGAACATGAACTGCCATCTTATCGACAATCTCATTATGTTTGCTAAACTCATCGGTACCACCCGTGTGTGCTGCTACATGAATGATCATATAAGACTTAAACTTCGCAAGATTGCGTGACGTATCTTCAATAATGTCACGATTCTTTACAATTCCACCTGCTGCAGTCTTCCAATCATTTTTGATCCAACCCTGAATCCACTTTGTCAAACAGTCTTTTGAATACATTGAATCAGTATAAATTTTAAGATCTACTTCATCAGACGAAAACTTAGAAAGTACAATTTTTACAGATTCGGCGATTGCAAGAAGTTCTCCACGATTATTTGTTTGAGCCTCATCTTCAGGTACACGTTTTGCAATTGAAAGTTCCTTGTTTTCTGGAAACCAGCAAGCATATGAAGCACGAGCTCCTTTCTTACCGTTTCCTTCACAAGCGCCATCAGTAAATACACGAATAGACGTCATATCTGTTTTATGTTTGGTGTATGAAAGTATGTTGGAATCCGTTTTGTAATACATCTGCTTTGAATAGCAGGTTGTATAGTTGTTGGGTCTTCAACGTGAAACCAAACTCGCGATCTGAATGATTTTTGTTCTAATGAACGACGAATCATTTGCTGACATGCGTATGTCAAAAATTCAGAATGCCAAATAAGCAAAATGCGAAATCGCGTTGATCTACGTTTAGGAATTTGACTAATCCAGCTATCAAACCAAGCTGAAAATGTATCAACCGAATTCATTTCGGTTGCATCTATCTCATAAAATTCACAAGTAGACTCATGTTTTGTCTTGTAGTCTACCCATACCTTCTGAGTTTCAATATCATTAAGTGGTTCAAAAAATAAATAATGAGGAGGTGGAAAAAGCAATTCCATTATTACTCTACTTTCTTAATCCGTAGATGATGATACGATCTTCTTTACCGGAATATCAGACGATACAATATATAGACTGTTCTCTGTCGTTACAATGAAACAGTTCTCGCAACGAAAAACGGTTTGAATTGTCGATGTATATTCGTCATCTGACTTAACTAGGTACTTTGCGGTGTCCTTGACACCGATACAGCACTTTTTTTCAATACTATCGCGATAATAATCAAAATAAAGAGGTTTATCCTCCGTCATTGAAAGCTGAGCCGCACGTAATAGTACACTCGGTGGGGGTAGCGAATCTCCAGACATTTGTTCTATATCCTGTTTCGCCTTCATCTTATTGAACGCATTTGAGCGTGTCTTCCATCTTAAATCTCGATCGCATATTTAAACTTTTAAGCTCTTCTTTAGGTGTACTTAGAAATACGTCGATGCCGTCGCGCAAAATTCCACGTAGAGACACTGAGGTCTTGGGAATTAACTTTGCTGTTTCAGATAGAAATTCAACAAACTGTGTTACATTTTCTTCGACTTGGGCAGTCTTTGGAGTTCGGACAATGTCGTCCAAATCTTTCAGAACGAGCTGAATTGATTTTTCTACAATTGATTCCGCAATTAGGTTTTGGTTGTAGAGATAAATAATAAACTTCGCATATCCGCGTCGCTTGTCTTTCTGCATTGACCACTCGATCACCTTCTTGTCAAAAGTAGGATCATCAGAAGCAGGGAATGTAATTGTTTCTGTCATATTGTACAACTTTGGAAACAGCTCGATCTGACTGCTCAAGTCGTCAGGAATATCCGGAAAGACCAGAGATAGACGTTTGGCAAAATCTGACATTACCGATGCATACGCATTTTGTGTAATAGCTTTATCGAATAAGAGCATCGTTACGCGTAGACGAAATTGATCGTCGCGTTTTTGAATATAAGTAACAGCATCGTTTGAAAGTTTTTCCATGTTTGAAGCCGTAATTTTGTTGAGAATACTAAAGATTTCAGAATAC